GGTCGACGTCGCCGACCGGCTCGATCAGCCATGAGTAAGGGCTGGGCCGGCGGCAGCACGTGGGCGTACCGGAAGCTGCGCCGGTTCGTCCTTGCCCGCGACAACTACCTCTGCGTGCTGCGGCTGCCCGGGTGCACCACCACGGCCACGCAGATGCATCACCTCGACGGCGTACGAGCTGGCAAGGTCTGCCCACCCAACCGGGCGGCCGCGTCCTGCGCGAACTGCAACCAACGCGTCGGCGATCCCACCCGCGACACTCGGCCAGGTAAACCACCATCCGACCCACGACCCAACCCGCCTCGCACAAGCTGGTAACCCAGGAGGAGAACGCGATGATCACAGGACTGCCGATGCCGGACGCCGTGACTGTGCTGGTCAGCCTCGAGCTGCTTGCCCAGCTCGAGGCTGACTGGTCACCACCTGTCGAGGTCATGATCACCCGTACGCCGGGCATCGGCAGCGGGTACGAGATGGTCGCCCGCACCCACACCCACGATGGGCAGACCAGCGACGGCTACCACACGTTCGATGAGCTGTACCGCTTCCGCCTGCTGTACAACGCCGCCCTGTTCAACCAGTGGGCATCCCTCGGCCAGTACGACGTACACAAGTCCAGGCGGCATTGCGATGGTAAGTACCCGTTCGGTGACCCGGGCATGTTCGTGGTCGTGGCCCAGCTGCCGGCTGGGCAGATCACCAACCACTACCCAGCCGCGGACTGGGATCTGTTCGCCGTACCCGAGCTCGAGCGCGCCGACCCCTGGGACGGGCACGACGCGGCCGACGCGGCCGATCGGCTCGAGCAGCTGATCAGGTCGAGCGATGACTGACCTGATCGCCCACTTCATTGGTGCGATCGAGCGAGCACGGACCGCGCGACGATCCGACTTCGTGCTCAGCTCAGACACGATCAGCGTTTTTCCCCATGGCCCGGACCCACAGACACCCGTTGTACCTGTCTTTTCTCTCCCCGAGCTCTGCCGCCGTGCCCCCGCGCGGCCTCAGAACTGCGACTGCGGGGCCTCTCAGGTCGCCATGGTGGCCCATGCTGACCGGTGCCGATCGCGGGCGCGGACCGGCCCGTGATCGTCCGGGACGGGCTCGCCTGGCCAGGGAAGGCTGTGGCCGAGCACGCCTGGTTGGCGCCCTTCGCGCAGGTACCGGAGGACGCGGCGCCGCCGCTGTGGATGTCACCGCCGCCGGCTGACGCGGTCGGGTCGTACGGCGCCGCGGCGGTGGACTGGATCGAGCACGAACAGAAGATCAAGCTGCGGTGGTGGCAGGCACTCGCCATCACCCGGCAGCTCGAGCACCGCGAGGACGGTTCGCTGTGTGCGCGCACGGTTGTGGAGTCGGCTCCCCGGCGGGCGGGAAAGTCAGTGCGGGTGCGCGGGGTGGCGCTGTGGCGGATGGCGCACCCGCACCTGTTCGGCGAGGTTCAGACCGTGATCCATACCGGCTCGGACGTTGCGATCTGCCGCGAGATCCAGCGTGGAGCGTGGCGATGGGCTGAGGAATCTGCGGGTTGGGTCGTTTCGCGAGCCAACGGCAAGGAGGCCCTAGAAACCCCTCGAGGTGACCGGTGGCTGGTCCGTGCGCAGGATGCGGTGTACGGGTACGACGTGACGCTCGGCGTGGTCGACGAGGCCTGGAAGGTGAAGCCCGACACGGTCACGGAAGGGCTGGAACCCGCGACCCTGGAGCGGCTGTCTCCCCAACTGCATGTCACCTCGACGGCGCACCGGCGGGCCACGAGCCTCATGCCGACCATGCTGCGGGCCGGGTTGACGGTGCCGGATCCTCGGGTGCTGGTGATCGTGTGGGCAGCGCCGCCTGATGCCGACTCGGGTGACCCGGCGGTGTGGCGGGCGGCGTCGCCGCACTGGTCGGAAGACCGGCGCCGGATGATCGAGGACAAGTACAAGCAGGCGATGGCGGGCGAGGTTGACCCGGCGGCGGATGACCCGGACCCGCTCGCGGGGTTCTGCGCGCAGTACCTGAACCAGTGGAACCTGGACCCAGGCCCGGCGCCCGGTGAGCGAGCGATCGACGCGGCCGCGTGGGAGGCCTCGGCGGACCGGACGGGCACGCTGGACGGGATGCGGTCACGGGTCACGGTCTGCATCGAGGTAGCCGAGGACCTCGAGCACGTGACCCTGGTCGCTGCCGCTCAGCTGGACGACGGCCGCACCCGCGGCGAGCCGGTGGCCGCCTGGAACTCGGTTGAGGCAGCGCGTACGTCGACGCCGGACCAGCCGTCGCTGTACGACCTGATCAAGAAGATCCGGCCGCGGTACGTCGGGTGGTTCCCGACCGGCCCGGCCGCCGTGCTCGACGTCGAGTTGACGAAGGCCTTCCCGGAGGACCGGGGCCGTGTCCGTGGCCGGCGGCTGATGGGCACCGCGCAGTGGGTGGCGTGTCAGGGCCTGGCCGAGCAGGTGAAAGCGGGCCGGGTCCTGCACCCAAACGATCCGCTGGTGAACGCCCACCTGCTTGCCGCCGGCAAGCAGCACTCTGGTGACGGCTGGCGGTTCGTACGCCGCGACGCCGGGCACGTCGACGCGGCGTACGCGTTCGCCGGCGCCGTCCACCTGGCCCGGCAGATCCCCCGCCGGCGCCCGGCCCAGATCGTCACGGCGGCCTGACCCCCCGGGGTTCGGCGCGTTTCCCATCCTGGCCAAACCCTCAAGTTGAGGTCGAGGGTTATGCAACACTTCCCGCGTGGGGATCTTCAGCCGGCGCCGCAAGTCGACCCGCGCGACCAGCGCCGGTCGGCAGTTCACCTTGGACATCCCGCCGGAGATCTCCGGCCTTCTTCGACAGATGGAGCTCGCCCAACGGGTCACGCGGCGCGAGGCGCTGCAGGTGCCGGCGGTGATGGCCGGCCGCAACAGGATCTGCTCGACGCTGGCCGGTCTTCCGCTGCGGATGCACGGCCCTGACCGGGCGACCCGAGACTGGCCACTGTTCTCGCAGCCGGATCCGAACATCCCGCCGAGCGTGACCTGGGCCCTGACGTACGAGGACCTGCTGTTCGAGGGCGTCGCGTGGTGGCAGGTCGAGGCCCGCAACGCAGCGAACTGGCCGACCGAGATCCGGCACGTCCCGCACACCTCGGTCAGCCCGCAGCCGTTCCCGTGGCGCGGCCCGGCCGACGTCGTCACCCCGGACCTGCAGATCCCGGAGAACCCGAACGGCGTGTACGTCGACGGCGTGTTCGTGCCGAACCGGGACATCATCCGATTCGACTCGCCGAACCCGCCGCTGCTGGTCCACGCGGCCCGCGCGATCCGCACCTGCCTGCTGCTCGACACCACCGCCGGCCGGTACGCGAACGAACCGATCGGCATCGGCTACTTCCAGCCCGACGACTCCGGCGTCGACCCGTTCGAGGACGAGGACGACCCAGAGGCCGCGGCCGCGGCGTTCCTGGGCAAGTGGGCGGCCGCACGGCGTGCGCACGCGTGGGGCTTCATCCCACCGGGCGTGAAGCTCGGCGACGGCACCGGGTTCTCACCGAAGGATCTCCAACTGGCCGACGCCCGGCAGCACGCAGTGCTCGAGATCGCCCGCGCGATGGTCATCGACCCGGAGGACCTGGGGGTCAGCACCACCTCGCGGACGTACCAGAACCGGGAGGACCGGCTGCGCGACTTCCTAACGATCACGCTCGGCGCGTACATCTCGGCGGTGCAGGACCGGCTGTCGATGAAGGACGTCACGCCGCGCGGGTCCTATGCCCGGATCAGCCCGGACGGCCTGCTCCGGTCGGACATCATGACCCGGCTCCAGGCCTACGACCTCGGTCGGCGGGTCGGCGTGTACGACGACGAGCGGATCGCCGAGCTCGAGGACATCCCCGACGCAACCCCGGACGCGCCGACGATCGATACGGCGGCGCCAGGTGCTCGCCCGACGCTTGTCCCGGCGCCGGGCCAGGAAGGCGGGCAGGTCGCATCATGACGATCACCAACGCAGACACCGTTCGCATCCCGGCCGGCCTCGAGTACGACCCGGCCACGGACCCGCAGCGCCGGCGTCACCTGGTGCTCGCGATGCCGTGGGGTGCGCAGGTGGATCCGAGGCACACCGACTCCGGCGGCCACGTGCTGCAACGCGGCGACGTGCTCGTTGATCGCGGTCTGGCGCAGCAGGGCTTCGTGAACGTCGACCATGAACCCGGCGACGTCGGCACGATCGTCGACGCCGTCGAGGACGACATCGGCATCTGGGTAGTGGTCGACCTCACCGAAGAGGGCGAGCAGGCATTTGCCGCCGGCAACGGCGACGTATCGGCCGAGATCATCCAGCCCGGCCTCCGGTGGTACTTCTCCGGGCTGGCGCTGATCAGCCCCAACGAAACTCCCGCGATCCCCGGATCCCGGGTCATCTTCAAGGCCAAGCAGTACCAGGCGTACGCAGTACGACCGAGAGGAAATGACGTGACCACTACGGCCCCCGAGGGCACCACCACGCAGCCGCCGGCGGCCGATGGATCGACCGCCGAATTCCAGGCCTTCACCACGCAGCTCGCGCAGCGGATCGCGGACTCGCACACCCAGCTCACCTCGAGCCTGACCGAGTCCATGACGGCCGCGATGACGGCCGCGTTCAGCACGGCGCTCGAGTCCCTACCGAACCCGCAGGGCGCCGAGGGCAACGGCCCGGGCGAGGTGCGCGCCGCCCGGTTCCAGGTCACCCGCGAAGAGCCGGTCTACGCCTTCAACGGCATGGGCCACTCGCTGGTCCGGGACGCCTGGTACTCGGCACGCGAACGGGACCACGACGCCACCGAGCGGATCCGGAAGTACCGGCTCCAGTCGGAGGAGGTTGCCAAGCTCGCCGCGCACCAGGTCGCGAACCAGGCATTCGCCACCTCGAGCACCGGCACCGCCGGCCAGCTCATCCCGCCGGGCTACCGGCCCGACCTGTACGTCCCGCAGCTGCAGCAGGGCCGGCCGCTGGTCGGCATGTGCAGCCAGGGCGTGATCGCGAACGCGACCCCGTTCACCGTGCCGGTGTTCACGTCGGCGGTCGGCGCGACCGGTGACCACGTGGAAGGCACCAACCCCACGGACGGCACCCTGACCTTCGGCACGAAGACGGTCACCCCGGGCGCGATCGACGGGAAGCTGATCCTCACCCGCGAGATCGTGGACAGCTCGAACCCGGCGATCGACCAGATCGCGCTCGCCGCGATGCGGGAGTCGTACGCGCGGCAGACCGAGGCGAAGGTCTACACGCTGCTCAACGGCGCGAACGGCGCCGGCGGTGTCATCACCGCAGGCTTCGTGCCCTCGGGTGCGCAGGCGTCGACCTACGCGGTCGCAGCCAACGCGTTCATCCCCGGCATCCGCAAGGAACTGGCCCGGTACCCGTTCAACCGGTTCGCGTTCCCGTCGATCGCCGCCATGGGCCTCAACGCCACCCAGGCCATCGCGGCCGCGGTCGATGGCTCCGGCCGGCCGATGTTCCCGTGGATGAGCCTCGGCGGCCCGAACAACGCCGCCGGTGTGGGCATGCAGGGCGGCTGGCTGATCGACGGCCTGCTGTTCGTGCCGGCCTGGTCGATGACCGGTGTCGCCGCGGGTGACAGCCAGATCCTGATCCAGAACCAGTCGGACGCGTGGGTGTGGGAGAGCCCGCTGCTCACGTTCCGGTTCGAGGAGAAGCAGGGCCCGGCACTGATCGAGCTCGCGCTGTTCGGGTACTTCGGTACCCACCAGCTGCGCCCGGTCGGCCTGTCCGGCATCCGGCTGACCTGATCGGCCGATCGATGCCCCGCAAGAGGAACCAACCGGCCCCGGCCGATGGCGCCGACGCCCTGGTCGACGCCGAGAACGAGAACCGCTCGGAAGAGGTCATGGTCGTCGTGCCCACCGAAGAGCCGGTGCGCATGGGTGGGCACGTCCTCACCGATCAAGGCTGGGTTGTCGAAGACGCCCTGGTCACCGAAGAGCCCGCCCCAGAAACCGAACAGGAGTAGGGCCATGGCTGCTCTCACGCTTCAGCAGATCCCCGTTACCGGCCTGGACATCGGCGCTCTCGCCGCGGCCACCGGCGGCGGCGACACCGTGCAGGTCACCGCGAACGAAGTGGGCGGCTGGGATAACGCGGCCGCGTGCCTGGTGTTCCGCAACGGTGACGCCGCCTCGAAGACGGTCAGCATCGCCGGCGCGACACCGGTGACGGTCGCGGCCGGCGCGATCGGGATCTTCCCGCTCAAGACCGGGCAGGGTGGCGCGAACATCGCGGTCACCTACTCGGCCGTCGTCAGCTGCACCGTCGGCGCCTTCCAGCTGCCCTGATGCGACCGGAGACCGCGAGATGAGCTGGGCACCCGACTACGTCACCGTCCTCGAGCTGAAGTCGTTGCTTCGGATCGATGCCGGTGACCTGGTCGACGACGCCCAGCTCGCTCTCGTGGTCACCGCGGCCTCCCGCGCGGTCGACCTGACGACACACCGCCAGTTCGGCCAGGTCGCGATTCCCGAGGCGCGGCTCTACACGCCGAGGTGGGACGAGTCGCGCTGCCGGTGGGTGATCCAGATCGATGACCTGATGGACGTCACCGGGTTCACGCTCAACATCACCGCCGGCGCGATCACGCTGTACACGCTCGAGCCGCTCAACGCGCCGCAGCGGGGCAAGCCGTACACCCGCGTCGTCGTCAGCAAGGCCTCGACGATCGTGCCGAAGGGCGAGATCGGCGAGGTCACCGGGGTCGGGAAGTGGGGCTGGACCGCGTTCCCGGCCACGGTCAAGGGAGCAACCCTCATTCAGGGGTCCCGGTTCAACAAGCGGCGGGACGCACCCTTCGGTGTGGCGGGGTCACCGGAGTCAGGTAGCGAGATCCGCTTGCTGGCGAAGGTCGACCCGGACGTGGCAGTGATGCTCGCGTCCTACATCCGCCGCCGGCTCGCGGTCGGTTAGGAAGGCTGACCATGAACATCGACACGGTGATGACCGAGGTCGCGGTCCTGCTGCGCCTGATCCCGAACCTGCGGGTGTTCGATCATCCGATCTCAACGGTCGAGCCGCCGACCGCGCTCGTGTCGCTGCCTGAGATCACGTTCGACCTGACCTATGGGCGCGGCTCTGACCGGCTCGACCTGCCGGTGCTGCTGGTCATCGGCAAGGTGGTCGACCGGGCAGCCCGGGCGAACCTGGCGCCGTACGTCGCGGGCTCAGGGCCCCGCTCGTTCAAAGCCGCGCTCGAGTTACCCGATCAGTACGCGTCGTTCGACACCTTGCAGGTGAAGACGTGCACGTTCGACGTCGTCGAGTTCGGCGCGATCGAGTACCTCGCTGGGACATTCATGCTGGACATCACCGGAGACGGAGCCTGACCCATGGCGAAGCAGCACGGCAAGAGGACTGTCATCAAGGTCGGCGCCGCTGATCTGTCGACCTACACGAACGCGTCCGAGCTCGAGCGGACCGCTGACAGCCACGACACCACGACGTACGGCAATGACGCCCACCGGTACAACGGGGGCCTGCTGGACGGCAAGTTCAAGATGTCCGGGCTCTACGACAACACCGCAGTGTCCGGGCCGCGTGCCGTGCTCGAGCCGCTGCTCGGGGTCGACGGGACCGTGGTCACCCGGCAGCCCGAGGGGACCGGCGTCGGCAAGGCACAGGACGTGTTCAGCGCTGTCCTGAACACCTACGTCGAGTCGAACCCGGTCGCCGACATGGTGACCTGGTCGGCCGAGTGGTCCGTCGACGGCGACGTCAACTCCGCACCGCAGTAGAGGGGATCAGCACATGTCTGCACTAGCAGCGACCATCGCGACCCGGGCCGGCGTCGCTACGCCTGGCGCGGCTGTTGCGGCGACGGACACGATCGCGGCTGCCCTGCTCGGTTCGCGCGGCTGCCTGCTCGAGATCCTGAACGGCAACGCAGCCACCGACACCATGTCGATCAGCGACGCGAGCACGACCGTGACCGGCGCGGCCGCGGCGGCGAACGCGCCGACGCTGGCCACCGCGACCAACAAGGTGTTCAAGATCCGGCCGGAGCAGGCCGACTCGGCCGGCCTCGTGACGATCACCCACTCGGTGATCGCCACGGTCACCTACAAGCTGTACCCGCTCGGCTAGGAGGGCTGCGATGACGGACGATCTGAAGGCGGCACTGCTCGCCGGCGAGGCAGGGGTCGAGACGACCGGCAAGGTCGAGACGTACGCCGGGACCGTCACGGTCCGGGCGTTGACCCGGTCGGAGGTCCTGCACCTGAACACCGGCCGCGAGCTCGGCGAGATCGACATTGCCGGGTTCGAACGGAAGATGGTCGCGCTCGCGATGACCGACCCGGTGATGACCGAGGCCGAGGTGAAGCTGATGCAGGACCGCCACCCGGCCGGCGGCGCGCTGGGCCCGATCACCGACAAGATCTCCGAGCTGTCCGGCCTATCGCAGGGCGCCGACAAAAGCCGCGTACCTCGCGTTCGAGGACGCCGATAGCGGGCTCGAGTTCGATCATTTCCTCGCGGTGAAGCTGGGGATGACCGTCAGGGAGATGCGGGCCATGGGCAACGACGAATACACCAGGTGGGTCGTGTACTACGCCCGTGAGGGGCAGCGGGCCCAGCTGCAAGCGGAGGGCTGAGCGGTGGTCGACCCGATCCGGATCACTGGCCTGAACGAGTTCGTGCGGAACCTGAAGAAGCTCGACAACGATCTGCCGAAGGTGCTGCGGGTCGCGTTCAACAAGGCCGGCGAAACGATCCTGGCCGAGGCGCGGTCCGGCGTACCGACCAGGTCGGGTAAGGCGCGGGGCAGCGTCCGGGCGGCGTCGACACAGAAGCTGTTCCGGATCATGGGCGGGTCCCGGTCGGTGCCGTACTACCCGTGGCTCGACTTCGGCGGGAAGATCCCGCGCGGCGGGAGACGACCGTTCAAGAAAGAGGGCCGCTACATCTACGCGTCGTACTTCAAGCACCGCGATGAGACCGCGGGGTACCTCGAGGCGGCATTGATCGATGCTGCCCGCTCTGCCGGGATAGAGGTTGACTGATGGGCAAGCCACAGGTCACGTTGACGCTGGCCGGCGACGACTCGGCCCTGTCGAAGACGTTCGGGTCGGTCGGGCAGGCGTCGAAGAAGATGGCCGATGAGGTCGGCGGGTCGAGCAAGCTGGTCGCAGAGGAGACCACCACCGCGTTCGGCCGCGTCGACCAGGCGTCCGGGCAGACCTACGACAAGTTCGATGCGCTCGAGTCTGTCGGGCGCGGAACTACCGACACGATGTCAGGGCTCGGCGAGATCATGTCCGGCAACATCCTCCAGGGCTCGACCGACCTGGCCGGCGGTGTGGCGGCGCTCGCGGACGGATTCAGCGGCGCCCTGCTGCCGGCGATCAAGAAGGTGTGGGAAGCCGGGATCCAGAACACCCTTGCCACAGCCCGGCAGACCGCGACGAACGTGGTCGCGAAGGGTGCGGCGCTGGCCTCGGCGGCGGCAACGAACGTGATGGCGGTAGCGCAGAAGGTGCTGAACGCGGCGATGCGGGCGAACCCGATCGGCCTGATCATCACCGCGCTGCTGCTGCTGGCGGCCGGCCTGGTGTACGCCTACAAGCACTCGGAGACTTTCCGCAACATCGTCAACGGCGCGTTCCGTACTGTGCTCGGCGTGGTCCAGGCGGTGGTCACCTGGATCCGCAACAACTGGCCGCTGCTGCTCGCGATCCTCACCGGCCCCATCGGGCTCGCCGTGCTCGCTATCAAGAGGCACAAGGATTCGATCCTCGGGTTCTTCAAGGCGGTACCGGGCGCGATCGGCGGATTCTTCAAGGGCGTCGGGTCGACCATCGCCGCCCCGTTCGAGGCGGCCTTCTCGGCGATCCGGAACGCCTGGAACAACACGGTCGGCGGCAAGGGCTTCTCGGTGCCCGGCTGGATCCCCGGGCTCGGCGGCAAGTCGTTCACGATCCCGTACTTCCACACCGGCGGCGTCGTCGGCGGCAACCTGGGGTCGGAGACCCTGGCCGTGCTGAAGGCCGGCGAGCGAGTCAGCGGCGGACGCAACAGCGGCGGTGGCGGCACGATCGTGATCCGCTCAGGCGGTACCCGGCTCGACGACCTCCTGGTCGAGGTGCTGCGGAAGGCGATCAAGAACGCCGGCGGCGACGTCCAGGTGGTGCTGGGCCAGTGACCGCACCCTTCAACGTCCTCACCGAGCTGTACGTCGACGGCGCCTGGGCGGACATCTCAACCGACGTGCTGCACCGCGACACCATGTCGATCAAGCGGGGCAAGACGGAGTACGCGTCACAGGCGGGCCCGACCCAGCTGGGCCTGTCCCTGAAGAACAACGCCGGCAAGTACTCGCCGCGGAACCCGCTGAGCCCGTACGCCGGGAAGATCGGGCGCAACACCCCGATCCGCGTGAGCCGCCAGTTCGACCCCGTGTACGACGCAACCAGCTCGAGCACCGGCACCGGTGACCTGTCGTGGACCCACAACGGCACGACCCCCACCGGGGTCCTCGTGTTCGTGTGGCAGTACGACACCAACGCCGGGCAGATCAACAGCGTCACGTACGGCGGCGTGCCGATGCAGCGCGTGATCTTCGGCCTGTTCGTGATGGGCGCGTTCAACGCGGTCGGCTACGCCTACTGGCTGAACCGGGACATCCCGACCGGCAACCAGACCGTGGTCGTGGACACCACGGCGGTCAAGAACCGGTACGCCTGCGCGATCACTGTGACCGGCGGCGAGACCGCCGAGCTCGACTTCGTGACGTCGGCGTACAGCAACGCGACCCCGACCACCAACCCGTTCACCACCGCGACGATGTCCAAGCGGTCGATCATCTTCGGCACCTTGCTGAGCGAGCTCGACGACGGCTCCACGATCGCGCCGCAGGCCGGCTACACCCAGCTCGACGAGCTGGACATCGGCACCGAGACGGTCAACACCGACCGCACCGCGGTACTGCCGCCAGCGCTCTACTCGATCGGCTGGACCCAGACCCCCGCGGCGCACTGGGGAATCATGGGCGTCGCCGTACGCACGGTGTCGTACCGGGCCTGGTGCGAGACGTCCAGCTTCCCGCCCAAGTGGGACCTCACCAGCACCGCGGATGTGTGGGTGCCGATCGAGGCGGCCGGGATCCTGCGCCGCCTCGGTCAGGGCACCGACCCCGCCGAAACCGGGCTCAAGGCGTACATCACTCCGCAGCCGGGGCTGTTCCGGTACTGGCCACTCGACGGCGCCGCCGGCACGCAGTACAGCCTGGACATTGCCCCGGTGTGGGGCCAGGCCACCAACGTCAAGTTCCGCGGCGAGGGCGGCAGCGGGAACTTCCAGTACGGCCAGAATCTCGGCAGCGAGTACCTCGGTACCGGGATGGCGTTCTTCAACAGCGACGCCTGGCCGATGCGTGGCGACGTCGCCACCGGCTACCCCAACTGGGCGTTCGATTTCGTCTGGCAGCAGATCGGGAACATGGGCGGTTTCGCCGCGGTCATGTACGACTACAACGGCGCCAACTGGCAGCTGACGTTCGTCGCCGGCGTCGCCCAGGTGTCGTTCGACGACGGGGTCACCGGACCGATCGGGTTCTCCCCGACCGGCGTACTGCCCGAACTGCTCGACACGCTGCCGCATCACTGCCGGCTGAAGCTGCTCAAGAACGGCGTCAACACCGACTGGACCCTGTACATCGACGGCGCCGTGGTCGACTCCGGCAGCCAGCCGGGCTACACCGTCGGCGGCCTGTCGATCTTCCGGCTCTACGAAACGCGGCTGGCCGGCCAGCAGTACATCAACCTCGCCCACATCGCGGTCTGGGCCGACCCGACGTCGGAGGTGTGGCCGTCAGCTGCCGCCGTCAGCGCGGCCGCGCAGGGCTACGCCGGTGAGGCCGCCGGCACCCGGATCCAGCGAATCTGCACCTTGGCCGCAATCCCGCTCGCCGTCGTCGGCGACCCGGCCGACACAACCCTGATGGGCCCGCAGCACTCCGAAGCGAAGCTGACCCAGATCCGCGACGCCGAGAACACCGACCTGGGAATCATGGGCGAGCCACGCGACCGGCTCGGCCTGCTCTACCGGACCCGGACATCGCTGTACAACCAGGCTCCGGCGGCGACGCTGGACTACTCGGCCAAGCAGCTGGCGCCGCCACTCGAGCCCGTCGACGACGACGCGGCCACCCACAACGACATCACCGCGTCGCGCCGTGACGGCGGCAACTTCCGGCTGCAAGACACGACCAGTCGCCTGTCGATCCTCGACCCGCCCCTCGGTGTCGGCCGCTACAAGGACGAGGTCACGCTCAACGTCCAGACCGACGACCAGCTGCCCGGCGTCGCCGCGTGGCTGCTGCACCTGGGCACCATCGATGAGGCGCGGTTCCCGTCCGTCACCGTCGACCTGCGGGCGGCGGCGCTCACCAGCAACCCGGCCCTGTCGGCTGCCCTGCTCGCCGTCGACATCGGCGACCGCCTCGTCATCACCGGCGCGGCCGCCGTGAACATCTACGACGACGTCTCGCTGTTGGTGCTGGGGTACAGCGAAGACCTGTCACCGTTCGAGCACAAGATCACCTTCAACTGCGTACCCGAGTCGCCCTACAACATCGCGGTGTACGGATCCGGGGTCGGCACCGGCCCGGACAAGTACGACACGGACGGGTCGGCGCTGACCGCCGGGATCACCACCACGGGCACGTCGCTGTCGGTGTCGCCGACCGGCCCGGCCGGAGTGCTGTGGACCAACACGGCCGGCGAGTTCCCGTTCGATATCAGGGTCGGCGGTGAGCGGATGACCGTCACGAACATCACCAGCGCCACGGCCCCGCAGACGTTCACCGTCACCCGATCCGTCAACGGCGTCGTCAAAGCCCACCTGGCCGGCGCCGCCGTCGCCCTCTGGAACACGCCCCGCTATGCACTCTGAAGGAGCACCATGGTCCAGCTAGCCGGCGACACGATCATCGCCCCGGGCGTCCCCAACGCCCAGGTGTTCACCGCGTCCGGGACCTGGAACAAGCCGTCCGGTCTGCGCCACGTCATCGTCGAGGTGGTCGGCGGCGGCGGCGGCAGCGGCGGGGCGATCGCGACCGGCGCGGCGCAGGTCTCCGGCTCACCCGGTGGTGGTGGCGGCGGCTACGCACGCAAGCTGATCCTGGCTTCGGCCCTGAGCGCCTCCGAGACGGTGACCGTGGGCGCAGGCGGGTTGGCGGGGACCGCCGGCGCCACCGCCGGCACCAGCGGCGGCACGTCCAGCTTCGGCGCCTTCTGCTCGGCAGCCGGCGGACAGTTCAGCACCGGCGTGGCAGCCGGCACGCCTCCGCAAATGCTGGGCACCGGCGGCGGCGGCGGTACGGGCACCGGCGGCGACCTGAACATCCAAGGCTCGCGCGGTGGCATGGGCTTCGGCATCGCCGCCGGCTCCGTCGCCCGAGGCAACGGTGGCGCCACCCAACTCGGTGGCTCCGAACCCGGCGGGACAGTCGCCACAGGAGCCGCGGGGGCACCCGGCGAGCTGTACGGCGGCGGTGGGCACGGGGCCTGCAACGGCGCCTCGCAGGCAGCCCGGGTCGGCGGCGACGGTGCCGCCGGCGTCGTCGTCGTCACCACCTACTTCTGAGGATGCGTTGAGCCATGGTCCAGGGACACGGGGAGGTGCGGCGTGATCGGTCAAGTGACGTTCGATGCGAGCGCGCTGGTCGCCTCGCTCGCGCTGTTGCTGACGGCGTTCTTCACCGGCCTGTCCACCCTGCAACGCAAGCAGAACGACCTGGGCAAGCAGGACGCGGACCGGCTCGAGCAGTACGAGCGGTGGCGGCCGAAGATCCGGATCGTGGTCGCCGAGCTGCGGGACCTCCTCGGCCAGCACCGGATCCCCGAACCGCCCGGGATCGACGACGCGATCCGGTTCCCGCCGAAGGACGAGGTGAAGTCGGATGACTGACCGGACCGCGGTGAGGTACCTGATGCTGGCCACCGCGGCCGGCGTCGCCGCCGGGATCGTCGTGCTGTACATCAACGGCGTGACGCAGAAGGACGACAAGCAGGCGGCGCAGGCCGAGCTGGTCCAGTCGGCCGAGAAGATCAAGGCGGCGTGCACGACGAACCCCGCGCAGGTCCGGCTGCTGCTCGGCACGGATGCGTGCACGAAGGCGAAAGAGATCACCGAGCGGCCGCCGGCCGAGAAGGGAGATCCCGGTGCGCGTGGTCCTATCGGCCCGCCGGGCCCGGCTGGCCCGCCGGGTCCGCGTGGCCCTGCTGGTCTCACGGGCAGG